ACGAACCCAATAGCGTTGTATTGTTATCTGTACCGTCTATCTCTATAACTTTCGAGAATCCTCCCAAGCGTTTACCTTGCGATGTAATCTCCTTAACCGACAAAGTAATAGGAAAGTCCGCACCCTTTGGAAGCGTCAAAAAACCCGTTGAAAGTTGTATTCTAGTATTATCCATTCACTTCGTCTTGTACTGACATTTTAAAGTCAATAGTTACCTTTCTATCTCTTTTTGTACGTTTCTTATGTAACGGCTGTGAAGTGCTTACTATCTCGATGGCTTGCCAATTGCCCCCATCAATAGATACAAACGCTTGCGGAGTGCTTAAAAGTTCACGCATGTACTGGTTTTCTACTTCATCCAATATATCAGTATTTACCCTGTAGTTAATCTGCTCGTTTACATCGTAATTCTCAACGCCTCTATCTGTTGCTTCATATCCCCAATCACCCTCTGTCAGTCCGCTATATTTCTTTTGTATGGTTTGTCGGTTTACTGTCTGTGTAATATAATCGCCCTTGTTAAAAGGTATGGTTATCCAACTACCCAAACGGTCTAGGAATGCTATATCATACGTTGTGAATCTATCACACCCTTTGTATAGATTGATCGTTCTTAGTTGGCTTTTCGATGTTGAAATTATACCTACTATCTCCTGTACTTGTACCGTGTAAGAATCTACACCCGATAAATCAAAGCCGCCACCAAACGGAACCCATGCGCCACCACTGAACACGTCCTCGATAACTGCGTCCGATGGTAACACGTTAAAATTCAATATACCCGTATCGCTTCCGATTGCATAACGGTACGCCGTACCATCTACTACGAATACGATATAAGTATCTGTAGCGTCTAAGATGTTACCCGCTAACCATGTAGGCATATTACGCGATATATTAACCCCCTCCGGTAATGTCGACAGGAACTCTTTCCCTGATCCGTTTAACTCATAGTTGGCATCATCGTAAGTTATAAAGTCAACAAATGATACAGACCCTTTAAATACCGATTGAGGCGCACCAGAAAACGAAGGAAACACACTTTTGAGACCGTCAGCATAAGTAGTAACCCCCGCAGAAGTAGCACCTGAACCGATCCAATTCAAATCGAGTACCGTGTAATATACTCCCGTATCTAAAAATACATCGAGTACCGTATGAATACCTTCTAATTCATTTCGGAACGCTGGCGTATCTGCTTGCGCTACATTGATGACGTCACCCGCACTAAAGCCCGGGTTTGTTGCTCCGTGAGATAACATTGTTCGGGATATTCCACTAGGGTTTACCGAGGGGTCGGAAACGTTTGCCCATGTACCCGAACCAGCAAAACCGTAATCTGTAAACGCTACATTCACAAAATACTCCTCTGACGCGTTCACCCTGTAATCTGTTTGGTGTCCGTTTGGCTTGTATACTTTCGAAGTCTGGAAATCGTTGTAAAGGGTTGATTGTATTAATTTTCGTATATCAACTTCGCCGTATTGGGTTGTTGGTATCGGTCGTAGTTTATACGTTCCTATAACATCGCTACTCGCATCTTCAACAACTTCGATAATGTAGCGGAATCCTTCCTCTGTTTTATTGGTACTATCAAAATACCAGTACATGGGATTGTATGCGGGGGTCAATGCTTGCGGGCTGTCTACTGTGCTTATTGCCATTACTTAAACTGTTGGTCTATTCTGTATTCAAATATGGTCGCTACTACTTTCTCTAACTGCTCAACTACTTTAGGGCGTGCCATGAATGCCTTTGTAATATTCCTAGGCACTCTGCCCCCTTTCCATTTACGCGCCTTCCTTTCATCTACAAACTTGTAATACTCCGTTGATGAAATCTTAAGGCTAATATCGTCGTCTATGTCATCCCATCGTAGCTTAACAATCTTCGAGACGTTTCGCATACGTCCTGTGTCAATGGCTTTTTGGCGTATTATTTCCTTTTTTAACTCGGTATTGAGTACCATCGTCGCAGTTCCTAACCTTCGCCAAACGTCTTGTTTTGTAGCCATCTATTACTATATGTATTTTTTATCATGGGTGTTACTAGGAATTATCATATAACTAGCCTCGGCTGGTCTGGGTCGCTCGTATTCGTTTGGAAGTAGTAGCGAATCCCATCGATAGCGTGATTGAAATTGTCAATAGGTTTGTTTAGACTTACATTGTTTTTATCAATAGCCCATGTGTATTTAGTGAACTCATTGATAATATTTGTGGATCGTTCGGTAATTACTAGGTTTAATTCTTGCATACGGGAAACACCGAAAACAATACTATCCGCGCCTTTCTTAGCATCTTGAACACGCCAGCCGTATGTGCGTAACTCAGCGTTGGACTTCATCTCTGCGCTGTCTCCTGTTATCGTTGTGTACTTGTCGCATCCTAGTCGTTCCATTTTATCCGAAATGGCTCTATTCAAAAGTCCAGTTTCATAGATCAACTCATCCAAGTACCATGTATTGTCAGCGTAATAAATAGCCGTCACCGCTGTTGGGTCGTTACGATAACCATAATCTAAACCGTACCCCATTAAACGAGCGTGCGGTGGTATATCCTTGCAAGTAGTCCAATTCTCGAATACAACCCCATCCAATGCTCCAACCATTCCCAAACCGTATACGCGCCACTTATTCGCCCAATATTTCGACTTGATGTTGCCCTCTTTGAATAGCTTTTCAAATGGTAACATAGGGTTGTGGAATCCCTTCGTTTTATAATCTCGGATACTCTTAACCTCGGACGCTGGTAGGTACTCGTTATCCTCAAAGGTAAGCGTTAGAAAGTTGTTTTCGTTTATGTAATCATCACCCCAAAATAGCTTATCTGGGTTGTAGTCAATAATAGTGATTTTTGCACGTGAGATAAATTGCACCGCCGTATCAATATCCATCTTGTCCGCTTCGTTGATATACAGAATATCTCTACGGAATCCCTTACCAACATCGTTAACGTCTGCGCCGAGGAAATCTAAATATGAACCATTGCCGTATTCGTGTTTAGATTCTGAACGGTTGAATTCTTGAATGTTTTGAATAACTCCCCAATCTTTACAAATTTTAGTATAGTCACGTATTACGGTGCGCTTCATCTTGGATAGTTCACTGCTTAATATAGTAGCTTCCTTTTCACTACCTAGTAACGATTGAATAATAAGCTGAACGATTGAAACGGTTTTAGATGCTCCTTGACCACCACGAATTACAAAAACGTCCTCATTTGGATTGTTGAGGATTAAGTCTCGTATTTTGAAATACGCTTTAGTGTATAGAAATTTGTTATCGCTCAATTCAGCCTGATATGATCCTGTAAAACCTCAGCGCATAAATCCAATTCCACGCGTTCGCCTTGATCTGCTTGACGGATTACTAAAACGTGCAAAAGTATCATGCTGTTTAACTCGTGAACGCTCATATCAATTTCTTTTTCCGATGTCAGGAAGTGGTGGGATATTTAACCCGCCTTTTATCTCGTTTTCTTTCTTATCGACTAATCCCGTGACGCGTGCCGTTAGATTACTGTTGTAGCCTCCTGTTAGTCCGCCGTCTATCTGTTCTGCTCTTATTTCCTCCTTTACGCGCGTCTCCCTCTGTATTAAACCAATAATGCCTCATTTCAACACTGTAATGTTCTCGACAATACGAGAAAAAACCCTCTATAATCAAAGGTCTTTCAATAGGTGTGTTAACTCTTTCACCGTCCTTTCCAACGTACTCTACTTTCATTCGTGGGTTATCCTTAACGTTCTTTCGATACGCTTGGAAATACTCCCAAATAAGTTCAGGTTCTTTTATGTATTTATGCTTCGCCATCTATCGTAATAATTTTAAATTCTTTACTTAATTGGTCGGATAGCATATGCTCGTTAACGCTGGAAAGAAATTCGTTATACTCTCTGACTTGATCCGCTTTAATTTCGGTTTTCAGTCTTTCGGTGTGTGCGTTTTCTTTTATTCTTGTGACGTTCTGCCATGCGTTACCAAGTGCAAACGCTGTAAATATTACC